TGTATTAGAGTTAAGCAAAAACAAAGAACTCTTAGAGGCCGTAAAAGCCGCTAACAAGAAAATAGAGGACTTAAACAAAACAGAAATTGAGTTTGAAGTTACTGACAAGACCTTTGAAGTAATGAAAAAGTATTTCAAAGATTTTGGAGATAAGGTTGGTTTCGGCGTGGGCGACGACGAACAGGTGGAAGAACTTACAAATGTTTTAAAATAAAATGTTCATTTTCGGCGTAATTTTGGGATTTATATTGGGGGTAATAGTTATTGTCGCTCGTGATTTTCGGGACTTGAAGTACATAATAAAAAAGCAGTACCGAGAAATAAGAAATACGGTTTATACTCCAAAGAATAATGGTAATGTTTTAACTGTTACCCCGGCACATATTTTTAAGACCGAAGAAGAAGAGCGAAATAAACTTTGGTATGGTAATTGATAGTTCTTACGCTATAAAGTATTTTCTTAGTTGTTGGCTTTTTCCTTTTAGGAGAAGGGTTAAACGAATGAAGTACAAGATCGTTAAAGCAATACTAAAACCTTGGGAAGATAAAAGACAACGCGATGAGGCATATCAAAACGCCGGAAAGATAATTCACTACGAATTAAACGAACACCGAAGACAAAGGGAATCTCACGAAAAAGACCTTATTCAGCCCTTTAATAGGGACGGAACGCTAAACAGGGATTTCAAAAAAGTTTATCCAAACAGCGAATTTGTTAAAAGATATAGAGGAAAATAATATGGCCGTAGATTTAACTCCAAAACAAAAAAAATTTTCTGATGAGTATTTGGATAATGGAGGAAATGGAACGCAAGCGGTAAAAGATGCGGGTTATGATGTTAAAAATGATAATTCCGCCGCTGTGGTGGGAAGTTCAAATTTAAGAAAGGTTAAGATACAGGAATATCTTGAAGAACAAGCGGATGGAGCGTCATCAAGAGTGGTAGAACTTTCTAAAAACGCAGAGAGCGAACAAGTAAAGTTATCTGCGAATAAAGATATTTTGGACAGGGCTGGGTTTAAGCCAACAGAAAATATAGATATAAAGTCAGGGGGAGAGAAAATTTCAAAACCAGAATGGTATAAAGATTTTGAGAGTTCATTTATTGACAAACTAAAAAATGGGAACAGGGGAACAATTACTTCGCGAGAATAGTATTTATGGGTTTGTTGTTTTAAACGGGCTTCAAACTGAAACAGGTCAAAAACTCTCTTGGGATAAACACAATTTTCTCTTTGACATTTATAACGACTGGACACCAGTCCAAGCAATTATAAAAGCATCGCAAATCGGGTTCAGTACAATGGTAATTTTGAAAGCGTTGTTTGCCGCGAAGTATAAAAACTACAATATAATTTATACTTTACCGACAAGCGGAGACGTGAACGAATTTGTAAGTTCAAAAGTGAATAAAATAATATATAATAGTTCTTTTTTAAAAACCCTTGTTAAAGATAAGGATAGCATTTTTCAGAAACAAATAGGCAATAATGTAATCTTCTTTAAAGGAACGGCAAGCGGTAAAGCGGCGGAGCATAAAAGCGAAGCGGGCGTGGGTATTATGATAAGCTCTGACTTAAATATCCACGATGAATCTGACAGAAGCGATCAGACAATGATTGAGCAGTATGAGTCCCGTTTGGATTTCAGTCAGTATAAAGGAAGGTGGTACTTTAGCAATCCCACCGTTCCAAAAGTAGGCGCGCATAAACATTTTCTCTTATCAGACCAGAAACATTTTTTTCATAAGTGTTCTCGGTGTAATGAGTGGTTTTTTCTTGAGTGGAATGATTTATGCGTAAATAAAGAAACAAAACAATATACTTGTCCTAAATGTAAGAATCCATTGAGTGAAGAAGACCGGGGAAAGGGAGAATGGGTAAAAAAATACAAGGCAAGAGAAATCTCGGGGTACTGGATAAATCAAATGATGGCGCCGTGGAAATCTTGTGAAGAATTACTTGAAAAAGAGAATAATAACAGTAAAGCGTATTTTAACAATTTTTGTCTTGGGCTTCCTTACATCGGTTCTGATATAACTGTTAATAGAGAGGTAATTGTAAGAAATATAGTTTTAACGGAAAACAAAAAACAGAATGTGGCGATGGGCGTGGACAACGGCAATGAAAAACATTACTTAATTGGTAACGAAGAAGGAATTTTCGCTCTTGGTAAAACGAAAGATTGGGCGGAAATAGAAAGATTGCGAACTCTTTATAATGCTACGATGGTAATTGACGCGTTACCTTATCCCAAGAAACCGGCGGAACTTGTCAGCCAAAATAGGAATAAGGTTTTTATGTCCTTTTACAAGAAAGACAAAGATGATTTAGCGGTAATTCGCTGGGGGAAAAAAGAAAAGGCGGGGACAGTGTACGCCGATAGAACAAAGTTATTCGATGAAGTTATTGCTCAGATATTTAATGGAAAGATAAGTTATAATTTAAGCCACATTGAACTTGAAGAATATATTGCGCACTGGGAAAGTTTGAGTTTTATAAAGTTAAAAGATAGTATGGGAATTGAGAGAGGTGTTTGGGAGTCAAGTAATGGGGTTGATCATTACGCTCACGCTACGAACTTGTGGTATATGGCATTACAGCGGCTTAAACAAGGGGGAGGAGAGGTGTTGGACACAGTTCCCACGGGGGAGAAAGTTTATTCACCTAAAATTGACAATGAAGGAAATATCCAAGACGAAACTACAAGTACTGACTACATTTTCGCTAACGAAAGAGGCGGGAAAGATTGGAGCGAATACTAATATCCGTTGCGGAAATTGTTGTCGGAAGATTGCCGAGGCGACCGGAAACCTGGAAAACAAAGAGAAGCGTATTTTTATAAAATGTATTTCGTGCCACGCCATTAACGAGATATAGCACGAACTCTAAATAAATTAAGAGACCATTGAGTCCTAAGTAATCTTAGGATTTTTTTATATGATTAATCCACTTAGGTTTTTACCAAAATTTCTAAAAGGACAAGTTAGCACCGAAGAAGGGCTTGAAGAGCGCAAGGACTCTCTATCTTTGGATTTAGACGACCGAGAACTTATCACGATTATTGATAACCGTCTTAAAGAGGGCTTGAAGTACAAACAACCGATTGACGCTATCAATGAGTATAATGAGAAGTTTTATCTCGGAGAACAAGTTGACGTTTCTAAACTCTTTGACCACCAGTCAAAGTGCGTGATGAACAAGTGTTATTCGTCCATTGAGACGATTGTCCCGATTCTCGCTACAAAGAAACGCGACCCGATTGTAATGCCTGCTCAACAGACCGATGAGTCAAGAGAACTCGCTGGATATTCAGAGAGCTTTTTATCTTGGAAATGGGGCGAACAGCAGATGCAGTTAAAGCTTGCCGACCTTATAAGGTTTTTCAATATTAACAGATTATCAATCTTAAAGTACCGATATGTTGGGGGCGAGTATAACGACTTCGTGGTTGAAGTGAAGCGTCCCGAGGCGATTGTGGTTGATAACAAGGCCAATCCCGAGGATATAGGTTTTATAGGAGAATACCTTAAAGACACCGTTCAAGGTTTGATAGATAAATACGCCACAAAAGACGAGAAGGTTGATAAAAAAAAGAAGGATAGTATTTTAGGAGCGCTTGGAGTAAACGACAAACAGCTTGACTCCGAGGTTGTGTACGTAGAGTTTTGGACGCCCGACTTCGTGGTTTGGAAAGTTAAGGATACTATTTTAGACAAGAAGAAAAACCCTAACTGGCTTCACGATACTAAGGGTACTAAGTCGTTTAATCACTTTCCTAAACCCAGAATGCCCTATATCTTGTTCTCTTGGTTGACGCTTGGTAAGGGAATTTACGGAGAGACCACGTCGCTTGAACAAGCAATCCCGGTTCAAAAGAACATAAATAAGAGGAAGCGGCAGATATCAGACAACGCCGATCAAGCGAGCGGAACGTGGATATTCAACGAGAAGTTTATAAGCAGGAAGGAAGCGGCTAAGTTCACCGGCGCACCAGGACAACATTTGATGTATAACGGCGAGGGAAGACCGGAAGAATCGGTAGGTAGAATGTTTCCGAAAGACCTTGGACAACAGGTTTACGCCGATTTTCAAGATGATAAGGCGGAAATAGACAATATCTTCGGTTCGCACTCCACGACTCGAGGCGAGCGTACCGAACAAAAAACAGCTACCGAGTCAACTCTTTTAAAGGAGAGTGACCTTGGTCGTCTTGATTTAATGAGTCAGTACATAGACGTTAAGGTGGAAGAACTTTACAACGCTTTTATCCAGATGTCTCTTGTGTATTACGATACGAAGAACTTTAAGGGGCTTAATATTTTGGGTCCCGAGAACTCCCAGAAATACATAGAATTTTCAAGGGATAACGTGGAAGAGGGAATTGAGATTATTGTTCGTTCCGAACCTCTTTTGGCGCAAGCCCAGATGATAGAAAAGTATATGTCTCTATATCAGGCAGGGGCGATTGACCCTCTAACGATGTATGAACGGCTTAATTTACCTAATCCGAAGGAACTTGTTCGAAGAATTGTGATGTTTCAGGCCGACCCCAGAATGTATCTTGCTACCTTTGCGGTTGATGAGAACACTGAAGGAATGGAGGATTTGCCCGAGAATACTGCTAAACGTGATATTGCCGCATTAGAGCGAGGCGAGGACGTTCCTCCTGCTCCAGAGATTACCAAAGAGCATATTAAAGAACACGAAAAAGAATTAAAGAGCGCCAAGTTTAAGAAGTTAAAGAAGGATATTCAGGCAAAGATAATTGAGCACGTCAGGGCGGAAGTTGAGATTTTGAGGCAACAACTTGACCAGGCAAACGGGGAAATGGGAATGGGCGCACCGCAACCTCCGCAAGGAGTACCACCACAGCAACCTCCTATGGCTCCACCGCCTAATATGCCTTTACAATAATTTAAACAAAATAATATGCAAATACAAAAAAAAGGAATTAAAGGTGAATTGGAAAATGGAGAAAATTCATTTATTCGTTTACCTAATGAAATTATAAAAGAACTTGAAGAATATGATGAAAAAATAAAAAATGAAAATTTAAAGATGATAGAAAATGGTTTATCTCCTAAATGGATAAAAGAAAAACAAAATAGTATCCAGTGGACTTTGAATAAAAACAATTAAAACAATAATATAAGTCGCCCTCTTAATCGGCGACGTTAAAATAAACTATTATGCAAGAAGGAAAAGACGCAGTTATAGAGGAGAAGGCAACTCCTCCCGTTCCGTCAACGGAAGAAAAAACCTCTAAGGAAACTACTCCTAACGCCAGTGAAGGCGAGAAAACTCAGGAGGAAGAACTGGGAAGCGGGATTGAAAACTTTGACAAGCGTTTCAAGGAAGTTTACAGGGAGAAGAAAGACCTTGAACGACAACTTGCCGAGACAAAAAAGCCCGCAGAAACCGAAGCCAAAGCCCCTGAAACTTGGGACGAGGCGGTAGATTTCATTGAGAAGCGAATGACAAGTAAAGCGGAAACTGAACAAAAGCAAATGGTGGAGATTGAGAAAAAGATGGTTACCGACTTTACTGAAACCAAAAAAATATATCCCGAACTGGACGAAGACAAGGTTTGGGATTATATGGCGGAACATAAACTTCTTAATGTTTTTGAAGCCGTAACCAAGATGAAGGCGGAAGAACACGTCTCAAATGAAGCGAATAAAAATGTCGCCTCAAAGATTGGTTCTGCTTCGGCAAACACGTCGGGCAAAACATCTATGACTTACGCTGAATTACACAAAACAAGTTTAGATGATATAACTTTGCCTTCTAATAAATAAATAAACTATTATGGCTTTCTCACAAGAAATACAAGACCTTGCCAATAATAACATCGCTCCAAAGATAGTTGATGGTATTCTCGGCGGTAATTTGTTCGCGATGCGTTTTGTCGGAAACGGCAAAAAGTTTCGTGGACACAATAACCCCGTAGAGATGAAATATAAGAAATCAACTTTGGGCGGCAGTTATTCAGGTATGGGTAATTTTTCAACTGCGGTTGAAGCAAACACAGTTAAATTAACCTGGGATCCGAAATCATACGAGCAACCAGTAACGATGAATAATCTTGACGTCGCCGTGAATAAAAACGACGGTGTTGTAGATTATGTTAAATACAGAATGACATCAGCCCAACAGGATATGGTTGATGACCTCGGCGACATCTTTTACGGCTCCGGCGGTGGAAGTGATTTTGACGGTTTGGCAAAAATAATTGATGACGGTTCTGTTTCGTCAACCTATGGCGGACAAACCCGTTCATCCTATGACGCTTTAGACGCGAATGTTACAACCGCTATCGGGACGTTAGAACTTGACCATGTTCAGGCATCAATTTCGGCGATTGAAATCGGTAAAGAAAAACCGACTCTTATCGTCACGACCAAAGCGATTTATGACATCCTCGAAAAGTTGATGTACCCGACCGCTCAGGCGCAATACAATGCTGTCCGAGGTAACTTAACTCGCAGAGGATTTAGCAAACAAGGCAATGGATTGGCTGGCGAACTTGGCTTTGCGGCTATCTCTTACCGAGGTATTCCTGTCGTCGCTGATGACAAATGTACCGCAGGTTATATCTACTACATCAACGAGAATTGGCTCTACTGGGCGGGTCTCGCTCATCCAGTACACGGAATGGTTAATCTCGGGACTGGTGCGATTGAAACACCTTCAGACGCTCCGAGCGGCAATCACGGCATAGCGTGGACTGGTTTGAAAGAACCGATTAACGCTGATGGTCAAACAGGACAATTTATTCTCTACGGTCAGATGATTTGTGAACAACCTCGCTTCCAAGGCGTAGATCAGGGAATCACAGGTTAGGAAATAATCAATTAACAAAGTTTGTTAAAGTTTAAGAATTTCCCACAAGGGCTACGCTTAAATGTTCTAAAAACAAACTCAAAAATATGGCTCTAAGAAATTTAAAGTACTACCTTTCTGCCGTAAGACAAAACCGAAATCTCGCTGTACTCATCGGCA